AGCCATCGCCATCGCCATAGCCATCGCCAATATCTATCTTGCCCATATTGCAACCCCTTGTATTGATTCTCTTGCCAACTCAGTACAAGGTATGATTTCAATAGCTTCAGTCAACACTATTGAATCTACAGCACATGGGAATTTACAGTTTTCGGGCTTCTTTACCCCTTCCATAGCTAGTTGTGATAGACTTGCAGCCCCATCCCAGTACCACAATCGCCTTGCCTCTATCATCTCAACCTCTTTGCCATCCCTACTCTTTACATATCCAGCAAATACCCCTGCCGAATATGTCCTCACGATGCTGTAAATCAATCCATCCCTCTCTGCAATCTCCCTGCTTTCCTTTGGCACATACACCACCCCATTAATGTTTACCTCACAACTTTTCTTTACCATGTCACCTCCTTTATATTTCTACTACTCTACCCTTCGGTAGATTAATAACCCTCACACCCTTGCACTCCAAGTCTGCCTCTACATGAGTATGCCCTATTACTATGGTAGCCTCACGGTCTATGGCGTCTTTGAGTGCGTTTCCCCATACTAAACCTATGAATCGGTTAAACTTGAAGTCTTTAGGTTTTGGTTTTTTCATTGTTCCTCATCTTCTTCTATTGGTAGTTCAGGCTCTTGGCAATCATACCCACCACAATTAGGACAATAAGTATATGGTGATAATCCAGTTAAATCCTTCCAGTAAATTCCTGTTCTACCACATCTTCCGCATACCATCGTACTCATTTCACACCCCCTTATGTGTTTGATTTGTTAACCATTCTTTCCCCATACCTATTTTTATATGCTCTACCCACAAATAAGTGGTCGCCTTTATATAGTGAGCATACAGGATGTGGTTTATCATTAAATAATAACCATAACCTTAAACATTCGTCTGTACACCCCTTAAAGGGGTCTGTTATTGTAAACCAATCCCTATCTTGGTCAGATAATATGGCATGTAATTCTCGATATGATTCTAATTCATTAATAGTAGCACGTAGTTTATTCAACCTGTGCTGTGCCCATTTAGGTAATTTATCCTCATTACATTCCACCACATCCCTTAGTATTGAGCATTGGGCTTGGTATATGGCGTAATCATCACAAGTGTTTATATTCCCACATTCTAAGGAGTTCTTTAGTTGTCTAAAACCTTGACATTCATCACCACAGGGATTCTTTAGATTTTCTAGCATAGTTTATTTCTCCATTTCTCCCAACATTGAGTAACAATACCAGTGCCAGGATACAAGTCGTAAAACTCATCATCTGGTTTCATACCTAATAATTCAAATAACCAATAACAGAACCCTTCTGGTTTTGCCCCAACCAGCCCCTTCTTCAAAGTAATCCCATGTATATAATGGTCTTTAATAGTTTCTTCCTCTCGAGCTCGAGGCCTATTGTTTTTGAATATAACTGGCTCCCATGTGTAAGCAGGATTCACATTGGGTTTGAATGAAGTAAATGGTTTAACCCAAGAAGCAACACGAACACCATCAGGACATAGACTAAGGATATATTTTAACGAGGGCGAACTAGCAGACAAAGCCCAAGCATCATACTCGAGCTCGAGGTTTGTTATTAATTCTTGATGGTTCACCTCTTGCTTCTCAGGATAGTGTTTAGCACATCCTATATATGGTGGGTCAGCATAAGCTACTTTCATCCCTCACCTCCTAGTTTAGCCCCAAAGCAGGATAACTCCACTCAGGCTCAAGAAATTTCACTGGGATATTATGTTGCATAGCGTACTTGATTTCGCTGGTAGTTGATTCCCCAATATAGCCACCTATGTTAATAACAAAGACTTCATCTGATAAGTCTATTTTCCTTTTATGTACTTCATCAACAATCTCTTTTACATCCTCTTGGTCGCCAATATGTGAATTGTCACCTTCTGGGAATGGGTAGTTTGGTGGCAAAGCACACCAACTAAGCACAACATTTCCTTGCTTTGTGAAATTCCATTGAACCACAAGCATATCAGCAGTAAACCTTGTTGAACCACAAAGACATATTACCTTAGTGCCATTAATCATGTTATTCACCTCCTAGTTTAGCCGAGTATTCATTGGCTATTAATTGTAATATTTGTTCTGCATCCTTTATACAGTAGCCGCTATTAACCCGATGTATAAGGCAAGCAGTAAATACTTCTCTGCTATCAAACTCACATCCTTCACATTTACGCTTTGCTAAATTAACTATTTTATCTTTGAAGTTTGGTAAATCCTCCACCACCTCCCTTATATCCTTATCACGTTGGGCTGTGGCTATTCTTTGCCCTACTCCTATACTATCCCAAGCAAAGCCTTTTAATTCTTCAAGTGCCTTGTCATAAACAACTATTATCTCATCATCTGAAAGTATCTCAAACATTACTCCCCCTTATATAGTGGCCGGAGGTTGCAACCTACCTTCGCCCCCACAGCGTTTTCTTGTGGTGAACAGCCTCCGGCCTACTTAGCTTCCTCTGACAGTGCTGAGATAACCTTGCTTGCCTGATCTTTGGTCAGGCTACTCATGGATGCAGGCACGTTATCAAGCCCAAGGATCCTTGCCACCTTCTCATGCCTTGCGTAGTCATCGTCAATCTCCATCTTGCCTAGCATGGTCTGGATAGCCCTCATCTGTGCCTGTGTTATCGGGGCAGGTATGCCCTCCTGCATCGGCACTTGGCCTGTGGGCTTTGGTTCTTCATCAAGGAAGGGATTGTGTTCCTGTTGTGGTTGTGACCTCTCCTGCTTTAGTGGAGCTTTCTTTTGCGTGGCGCTGGCACTGTTGCCATCTTCCTCATCTTCGGTTGCTATGTTCAACAGTGCAGACAGCGAATATCTACGCGCATAAGTGATGGCACTCCCCATAGACTGAGGGTCAGTAGCCTTTGGCTTTAGTTTACAGGTAGATATAATCCATTGCCCTGACTTGTGGAGCAACCTGCTTTCAACTATCGCCTTCTCGTCATCAGGGATAATGACCTGCGTAACAGCCAAGTTGTTATCCTTTAATGCTACCTTAGTACCATCGTTGATTGCTGCCAGATCAGCGTACTTCGACTTGAAGAATGGATTGACACACTTCCTTTCTATTGTCTTGAAGCTGCCCTGTGCTGTTGATAATGCCCCTGCTATTTCCCCAATCTCTTCTGACATATATTCGTTGTATTCCATAATTACCCCCTAAACTTCTGAATATAATTCTCTGCCAGCCATTGTTGGATTCTTTTTATCGAATCTTCCTCACTATGTATTGGTGAGTTAGGGTCATACCACTTACGATAGTTATAGATTATTTCAGCCAATCCTCTCAGCGTCATCACAAACTGCTTGGCTGAAGCATCCCCCAACGTGCCGTATGCCTTAGGCATCTTCTTCCTCCCTCATGTCACATTCCAAGTCCTGCTCCAAGAAGCACAGCCCACCATCCATCTTGCAGTAGTAAAGGAACTCGTCACCATGCCCCTTGCTTACCTGGTGGATACATCTCCTGCCATCATTTATGCTTAAAGTGCTCATCCCATTCCTCTTTGGTAACAGTCTTGCCATTGATCGAATACACATTTTCAGGATAACCCTGCATTGCCCTGCGCATCATGGCTTGGTCATAAGGAGAACCCATCTCACAAGCCCCATGCTTGTCTCCATAGGCTGTCTCTTCTCCACAGTATTTACATATCCCCATCATTACTCGACCTCCTGCCTATCATCAATTTCCCTTTGGTACATCCCAATAAGCAGACTTGCATCTCGGGCAGATCCGTACATCTTTTGGTATCTTGCGCGGTTGCCACTCATGATTGCAACGCTGGCATGTTAATTTGTAGACGCTGATTCTTTGGATGGTTTTCATGCCATGAAGTATACTCTATAGGTATACCTCTGTCAATCATCCTAAAGAAGTAGCGGTGATTAGTCCAAAAGGAGTAGTTAGGTTGAGTGGTTTTTCTCGGTTGTCAGTTTAGCTATGGTTTTCCCCAGCTTTCTGTTTTCATCCCATAGCCTACTACATTCCTCATGTAGTTTAACATGGTCTAGTAGTAGCTCGCCATGCTTCTGTGCTTTGTCTTTTAACCTATTGAGTTTTCTTGTTTTGATAAGGGTAAATATGGCACATGACGCCCACCCCCTATACCTTCATTAATATATACTGCACTAAAAATAATATGATGGCTAACGCACCACCACCAGAGGTAAGGCGTATGGTCCATTCCTTTTTCAAACTCTTGCCATTACCATTAGCATATATAAGATTGACTTTGGTCTTAATCTCCCCGACATCGGCACGAACAGCCTTAAATTCCTCGTGCCCCTTCTCAAGTTCCTTAGTTACATGTGCCTTGCAACTCTCATGCTGTCTATTAATCCTGTCTACCGTGTCCTCAAAATACTTTTCGAGAGCCTTGTGCCTGTCCTCGTGTGCTATCCTCTGTGCTTTAAGAACTTCTATCTGTGCTTCCTGCGTCATTCATCATTTCTCCTTTCGGACTATTTGTGGCGCTTATCTCTAAGCCAGCATTGCTTCCTTCCTTAGATATTCAATGGTCTTTTGCCCCGAACCATGCGTAGTATCATGCCTGACACATATAGGGTAAGGGCATTGGATACACTTGCCCTCCCAATACTTGCAACCTTCGTCACCTATGATACGAAGCCCAGGATAGACCTCTATCCGATGCTCCCATATATGCTTGTTAGCCATTACCAAACTCTACCGGGACTGTGCGATAGCTTTGCTTACAGTCCAGACAATCCCTCTTGTACCATCCATAGACACCCTTAGTATTGAACGAGCCACAGTGAGGGCATCTGCCACCGATCAGCCATCCTCTTATCCAGTTTATTAAGCGCTTCATTATACCTCCTTCATCTTTTTAGCAGAGTATTGCATATTCTTTTCTACCCTGTCTATCTCCGATGCAGGTAGTTTGCCGGACATTAATAACTCATCGCAATGGTAGTAGGATTCTTTATACTTGCCAGTCCAGTAGCAACATACTGAGAGACTATCGGCTATTCTCCAATCATATATAGACCTGTCAACAAAGAGCCTTTCTTCAGGGAATGGTATACCTATCGCCATCATACCGAAAATATATCCGAGATGGTATTCCTTCCTGTGCCTGTACCACTCCATGACCTGATACAAAGGCTCTGCCCGGGTCGGCCTGTACTGGTAAGCTTTGAGCAATTCATCAACAGGTGATTCACCTAAGTTCTTCTTGGCTAATGCACCATAGTACATCGCCTGGTAAATTTCCTCATCCCATCCCCCCATCTCTACGCGCTTCTGATAATACTTGTAGGCCAGTTCCGGCACTCCAGCATCCCTGTATGACTGTGCAAGGTAGAATACATTGCGCTTATTATCTGGTTCCTTCTCAATCTCTGCCTCGATATTAACTGCATCCCTGAGAAACTTCTGCTTCTGTGATACCCCTTGCGACCTTGCCCCAGTGCCAGTAGTGAACGTCATCCATGCGCCTTCTAATATCTCTAACTTCCCATTGCCAGCCACATGGCTATGCACCTTCTCTTTCCAGTGCCACTCTGCCTTCTTGCCAAGAAGCATCGGGAGGTAGTATTCTGTATTCCCCACCTTCATTTTCAATGAATACCCGTCAGCCGTAAGGTTTTCAAATGCCCCATTCGTGTGGTGCAGAGTGCCGTCAGCATCCATGATGAGCGCATAATCCCAGCGCCCATCTTCGTAGAATTTCTGTAGTGCCATCTCCCTGTTGTCTCTGGCACTTATCCACTCAGTATGAAATACCTCTCCTTCGATTCCATAACCATCCATGATCCGCTTGATTGTTTCAGGAGTACCATCGGTAGAACCATTATCGTTAATGATGTAGTAATTAACCACGTCTTTCACGCTTTTGAGGCACGCTGACATATTGTGTGCCTCATCCCTTACTATCATATTAAGGCATATCTTTGGCATAATTACGCTCCATCTATTTCATCTGGTGTAACGCCATCAAAAATATCCTCCTACATCCTATTCATCCCCTGCTGTAGGGCTTTACTAGTTATTTATTAATTTCCCCATAATTCATCTTCTTTTTCAGGAGTAATACCATACCAGTTCATACGCACATCAAATTCCACTGACCCACTTGTGAGGGGAAACTGGAATTTAATACTATCTGGTTTAATAAAGCTAATCCCAGTAGCCTCCGCATCTCTAAATGCCTTCATAACATCAATCATTGTCGTTGTTATTACCTTTAAATCAAGAGACATTTTATTCCTCCTTTTCCCATTTTGGTTTTTGCATACGGTTTATATAATCAAATGATACCCTCATCCTATCCTTTAATGTTAATGGATTAGCTATGGGTATATTGGTTACGTAATCATCAAGATTCACTTCGGGATGTGCTGCATATTTCCCTGTTGCTAGTTCCATGTGCAAACATTGAACGTGGGTATCACATATTATCTCAACCCCGCAAGACTTGACGAGATTGTAAAACCAGTAATCTTGTCCTATCTGTTTAATATCAGGTTCGTTCCAGCAACCTTCAGGAACTATACAACATAATGGCATTTCTGGATATTTTGATTTAACCTTCCTTAACACCTCACATGGAATTAAAGAGCAACCCATACCACATCCAACAATATTTCGTCTTAATCCAGTGTTAGGGGTAGGGTCAATGGGATACCACCTGTTTGCCTCGTCTTTCTGGCTAATCATAATACCACCAAACTTAATGTAGTAAACCCCCACTATAATAGCTTCTGGATGTTGTTTGCTCGTTTCTAGTAGCCTCATTCCTCCGTACCAAGGCAAAACTACATCTTCTTCAATACATAGGGCATACTTCGCATTATCATTCAATGCTTGCTCAAATAAGTAATTATAAGCTGTATCAACAGGGTTCCCGTCTATAGCATGGAATGACACACCTAATGCCGTTAAATCTATCATACGATTCATGTGAGATGTTAATTGCTGTGCAGGTAATTCATTAAAGGTACGTCTTGGTTGTAATATAGCTACCAAAGGGATGGTATTCTCTGATAGTTCCTTTGCTATTTTATATATTTCTTGTGATATATCCATTTTATCCTTCTAAAGTTTATTAAGATATGCTGATTTGCATACTGCATCACTAAATAAATTAGGCAGCAGAGTAACCTTATTCCCTACTGTTGCAGAACGTGGCGCAAAGCGGATGTCCCCATTAGGAGCAAGCACCCCACCAGAATAGGCAGTTGCAGCTGTATACACCAGCGAGTAGGTTGAGACTGTGCCTCCTGATGATATCTTCTGCCCTACTGTTGCAACAAATGGCACAAAGTGGATGTCCCCATTAGGAGCAAGCACCCCACCAATATAGGCAGCTGCAGCTGTATACACCAGCGAGTAGGTTGAGACTGTGCCTCCTGATGATATCTTCTGCCCTACTATTGCAGAAAATGGCACAAAGTGGATGTCCCCATTAGGAGCAAGCACCCCACCAATATAGGCAGTTGCAACTGTATACACCAGCGAGTAGGTTGAGACTGTGCCTCCTGATGATATCTTCTGCCCTACTGTTGCAGAAAGTGGCACAAAGTGGATGTCCCCATTAGGAGCAAGCACCCCACCAATATAGGCATCTGCAGCTGTATACACCAGCGAGTAGGTTGCTTTACCATAATCTATCATATCTATATCAAACTGAGGGAACAAACCATAAGCCTTTGGTACGCCATTTATAAAAACCCCCATAATAATCCTCCTTAACTAATAGAGCCACCACTTACTATAGGGGTATACTCTATTGTCACCTGTAAATCCACCGCTGTAGCTCCACTTCCTGATAGGGTCATTACTATTGTCCCACCTACAGGTAGTTCTACCTTCCCTATCCATGCAATTTGTTGGTCTTCTACGGCTATATTACCTCGAACACCTGTTACTGCATCAATCAGTGTAACTACTTCACTAGCACCAGCTTTAACGGTAATACTCGTCAAGTCTGATGTCTGTGCTGCATTAGCTCTAACAACAATACTTTGCAGCATACACGCTTGGCTTCCTACCGTTCCAATAGTAACATCACCAGCATTTGCAGCAGAAGTTATATTACTGTATAAATATTCCATACCTGCCCCCGTTCCTGTCGCACCAGTGGCGCCTGTCGCACCATCTGCACCAGTAGCTCCCGTTGCACCCGTACCCGTTGCACCAGTCGGGCCAGTAGGGCCAGTCGGCCCTTGAGGACCACCGGATGAGCCTGTTGCTCCTGTTGGGCCAGTGGCGCCTGTTGCACCTGTAGCCCCTGTAACGCCTGTTGCACCTGTAGCTCCGTCTGAACCTGTAGGGCCAGTTGCCCCAGTAGCTCCCGTAGCACCTGTACCACCTGTAGCCCCTGCTTCTGCTGTCCAGTATCCTCTAAGATAAAAGGTTGTATTAGCAGCAGATGATGTATATAACTGAACATTACCAGAGCCATCAACATCAACCTCAAATGCACATGATGTATTGCCTCCACCTTCAGATTCGTTTAGTTCCACATAACGATTATCCTCGTTACCTACGGACCTAACGCCTACTGTCTGAGTTGAATTTATATCTGTATTATTGCAAACTATAACTGCGATACTATTGGCAGGAGCCGTGCCAGCATCTTCAGTTTCCCATGTACTATCTGAGCTTGGGTCAGTCAAGAGTTCCCATGTTTCAGTGTAGGCCATTTGTATTGTAGCGCTTGCACCAGTAGGCCCCGTTGCTCCAGTAGCACCATCCCCTGTAGCCCCTGTGTCCCCTGTCGCCCCAGTAGCGCCTGTTGCACCTGTAGCTCCTGTAACGCTATCTCCAGTTGCCCCAGTTGCCCCATCACTACCAGTTGGGCCTGTCGCACCAGTTACACCCGTAGCACCTGTGGTTCCGTCACTTCCAGTAGGACCTGTTGCCCCAACTCCAGTAACCCCAGTAGCGCCAGTGGCGCCAGTGGCTCCATCTGAACCAGTAGGCCCCGTAGGCCCAGTCGCACCAGTTGATCCAGTTGATCCAGTTGCTCCAGTTTCTCCTGCACCAGTAGCGCCCGTTGCACCAGTTGCCCCGTCAGAACCTGTTGCCCCTGTTGCCCCTGTTGCCCCCGTAGCCCCTGCACCCGTTGCGCCAGTCGGGCCAGTAGGGCCAGTCGGCCCTTGAGGACCACCGGATGAGCCTGTTGCTCCTGTTGGGCCAGTGGCGCCTGTTGCACCTGTAGCTCCTGTAACGCCTGTTGCACCTGTAGCTCCGTCTGAACCTGTAGGGCCAGTTGCCCCAGTAGCTCCCGTAGCACCTGTACCACCTGTAGCCCCTGTGTCCCCCGTTGCACCAGTAGGCCCCGTTGCTCCCGTTGGCCCTATATCACCAGAAGTCAAAACATTCCCATCAGTATTCAACACCTGAATCTTGCGACCATCAGTTATAAGGCTATATCCAGCAGCAAGTTGTAGGTCTTTTGGTATTATCCTGCGTGCTGTTCCACCTGAAGGAGTGAGATAAAGATTGACACTCTCGGTTGAAGTGTTGGTATTGACTAGAACGATTGATATTATTGATTGCCCTTCAGAACCAGCAACATACAGATCGCCAATAGAATCAGGAAGCTGGCCATCATACATCTGCTTGGCTTTGATATTAGCTATACCATTTATAACACAATCTACCTTAGAGGCAGTCGTTGTATCTCCCTGTATTGCATCGCCATTATCTAAAGCAATCATTTAATCCCCTCCAAGTATTAATGCCCACTTCAAAGCCTCTACTGTAATATCTTCAGGTAAACCAATTATACTGTCAGCAGGGATTCCACCAAGCCCCATACCCAAGTTGTTTATATAATCTTCCATATCATTTACTGGTGACAGCCCACCTAACCTAATAGTTAAGCTATAAATTCTCCCTGGTTTGTAGTGGAAGTGCAAACCACCAGTAAGCCCAACTGCTGTTGTATTACCCCTGCCATCAACCAGAGATGTCTCAGTCCATACCTCCTGGCAGACATCCATGATAGGCAGAAAGGCACTACCAGTAGACACATTAGATATTGCCCTCTCTACCCTAGCTTGCGCTATCTCGGCAGCCAAGGCATCGCTACTGACAAAATTATATGTATCTACCCATGTCAGTTTCCCCATGTCTGGTGTCCATGCAGGAGAAGTAGAGGTATAAGAGCCAGAGTATGTGCCATCAGCACTCTCGACATCGCATTTCAATATACTCGGTAGCTCTTCTTGGTACGAACTATTCATCATCGAAAGATAACTCGCATTGGTGGGAGTGTTATACTGGTAAGACTTTGTGTTGTCATCAATTACCAGGTGCATCTTATCCAGCCTGCAAACAAGGTTATTCCTGTAGAGAGCAAGGATGCTGATAACCATGTAAGCGCCATTGGTTCCTGCATAGAATGTCATCTGTGGGCTGGTAGTGCTGATGTATTCTGCCGATGTATCCTCGATGTCCGTGCCAAGAGACAGCCCTGCAAGGCAGAGGACATAGTTAATCATTGCCCTCCCAGTCATAGATTCTATTGTAGTATCATCGCTATGAGAACCTACGCCATCGTTCAGGCCCGTCTGGTTAAAGAACAAGTCTACTGGTGTTTTATAGTTTGATAGTATATTCCATAAGCCTTTGAAGTTGAGGATATAAGCATCCTCTGGCTCTACTGGCTGCGATGTCCACGCTTGACCTATCACCTTCATGTACTGGTAATTATCAAAAATATAGTCAGTACCTTGATATGTGTAACCGCGCTTGATTCTCATAAACATATTGCGTGCATCATAGGAATCATAGGTACTGCCAGCATTATGGGCTTGGAGTGTGCCACTGGCGCTGAACGGGTCCTCGTTCCACTCAAGGTCAAGGATATTTGTCATAGTCCCGTACTGGTACTCGATGGTATAAAACTCTCCACTATCAAATATATCGTGGGCTACAGTAAGTTGTGTCTCACTATCTACTGACATAACCCATGTCTCGGTATCATCAGTACGATTGATGACTGTCCATCCAACCTGCACCCCCCACGAAGAGAAGGCTGCTGTGCTATCTGTTAAAGTTCCACTCACTGTACTATCTGCTCTCCCCGAAAAGCGATACCACAACTCCACTGGAATATGAGGTTGTATTTGATGAAATGGTGGCATTGGACAAGTTGACATTCATATCCCCTCTTTATTCTGCTCTCCCCGAAAAGCGATACCAAAGTTCTACAGGGATGTAAGGCCAGATGCTCCTGAACGCTGGCATGGGGCAGGAAGAGGTTTCTTCTTCTGAAGCAGGAATAGGTGTAAATGCACAACGCTTACCTGTCTCAGAAAGAGGATCATTGGCGTAGTCAAATCTTTCATATAATGCAGATGGGGATAAATCTGCATTATATTTCCATATTGCGTGATTAGCTCCTGCATCACCATGGTACCCAACAGCCTCATCACCATAAAAAGCAACCCCATGACAATCTGGCGTGCTACCAACCTCCCCTAACGTATCAGTCGTTGTTCCAAAACCAACACCAGATGTAAAGGTAAACGTTGCTAGATATGTATAGTGAGACACATAAGCCATGCAACCTAATACTGTGCTTTCACCACTTACTGAAAATGCAACAGCCCAACCATTATATGAAGTATTTACCCCAACAGCAGAATACTTAGAACCAAAGCCAGAACCAGAAGTAAATGGATACCCTGATTGAGCGGAAGAAGTGTTATCTGCAAGAATAATGTCTGTGTGCTGTGGTGAAAAAGATAAATCATACACGCTACGCCCCCAAGTAGGACTATAAGGATTGCCACCTGTATATTGATAAGGCGTAGTATACTTAGAACCAAAGCCAGAACCAGAAGTAAAAGGCCATGCTAGTAAATCATCTACATGCTGGTCTACACCTTGGCCTATTACCCAATACCCACCAGTTGCAATATCATTATTACCACAGAACCCCACAGTATATGCCTCGCTGGATTGTGCTTCACCATATGGAGATAAAGGACTCGGTAATCCTTCAGGGTCAGTATATTTAACACCAAATCCTGTACCAGACGTAAAAGTATATACCTGAATCCAGGGGGAATAGTCACCAGAAACAGCGACATTAAATGAATTGCCGAAGTTATTTTCATTGCAAGCTACATCCCAATATTCCCATGTATTACCTGTTGCTGGGAGTGTAGCTGGATTACTGTATTTCGCCCCAAATCCAGTGTCAACATCAAATGGATATGAACTTATATTTGGTGTAGTATCATGTGCTACAAATATAGTTGAATGATCTTCATCAAATGCAACACCACCACCAGCACCAGTAGGTAACGTAGATGGGTTACTATACTTTGCACCATATCCTGTTCCTAATACAAATGGAGTTGCCTGAACATATGGGGAACTGGTATTTGCTATTGCAAAAGCTGGCATCTATCCCCTCGCTTGTGCAGCCCTGTCGTTTATTCTCTTTACAGCAGCATCAATCCTTTCCTGAGAAGGCAACTGCTTGCCAAGTTCCTCAAGTATCAGGTCATGCTCGACTATACGGGAGTTGGTCTGGTTAAGTATATTTGCCCAGTGCTTCTTAACCATGACCTCATGTGAATCGGTATCCTCCATCTGTATGTCGCCATGCTTGAATCTGAGGCGCTGTTGCTTCAGGTCAACTTGAGGATGCAGCTTCGTCAGCATCTTCTCATACCTATCCTTGTTCATGTCATGCTGAAACTTATCCCGTTCATAAGCCATGTACTGCGTTACGATAATCTCATCCTGTTCTTCCTGAGTCATAAACTTGTATTCGTATGCCATGATTCCTCCTATAGTTCTACCAAGACGTATTCCACTAATACGGCAGCAGTGTTGGCCTTGGCATAGATGGTTGCCGAGTTATGCCTCCACACAGCAATATCCCCTGCCAGCAGTTTAATGTCGTATACTCCAGTAGTGCTACCTACCTCTACATAGTTTGATGTATCAAGGTTCTTAATCATTATGTAGCCAGGTGTGCCAAGGCTTGTACCCTGAGTCAATTCAACTTCAGATGTAGCCACCGATTGCTGGCACTTCATGGCCACATCTCCAGCCACATCTATGGTCGCATGGTAAGAAGTAGGCGGTACTCTGACATTGTTTGACAGCGTACCACCGATACTGATTGACAGTTTCAGTTCATCAGACATAATCCCCTCCTATGTGATTGTTATAGTGATTGTGTCAGTCGTGTCTATCGGAGTGAGTGACGTTACTTTGGAATCATTCTCAAACCTCTTCTGTATCATCGCTGCTATATTATGAGCAATGATACCTGCATTGGCCTCCGACATCGAATCCCCATCCGTAATTGTAATTGTGATAGTATTGTGCGTTGCCATCTCTCCCTCCTTAATCTACAGGCCAAATCCTAGTTGTCCTGTCTATTGAATATTTATTTATCTCGGCCATCGCTTCAGCCTTCAGTCTCCGGCCAAGCAGTTCGTATTTGTCGTACATGTTGGCCGATTGCATCAGTTGTTTGAAACTCTCACCAAAAGCCCTCGCCTGTCCGAGTAAAACATTGGCTACCTGCAAATCGGCTGAGACTTGATTCTGATAGGCGTTGGGGACTACACCCTCGGAGAAGTATCCCCTCGCTTGCTGAAGGTACATATTCGCTGCGCTGGCATATTCATTGGCACTGCGTAGATGCTCCATCTCAGGTTGGCCAACATTCACGCTATTGTAAAAAGCCTCAGCATTGCCAGTTGATTCAATGATGTTTTCTATCATCGTAGCCATATTGCCAATAGCCGTTAATGCGTTGGTCTTGTTAGCACCTATCAATGCAAGTCCTGATGCCAAGTCATTGCTTGCCCTGTCTATATACCCCTCAAGTTCTATTATCGCATCAAGCGCACCATCCAGTTTGGTTGTGTTGGCATTGAAGTCGTTAGTCCCCTTGATGTACTTATCCTCTGCTGCAATTCCGGCAGCCAGCCTGATAACCAGATCATCGAAACGGGTGGGCAAATCGGTTTCCGACCACACCTTGTAAACCCTCAACCTGGCCTCACCATCAGTTGACGGAGTGCTGGATAACTTCATGGTCAGGTATGTGGCATCGCCATTCTTATAGATACTGTAATTGCGGAAACTAAAGTCCTCTTCATCCTCGTTCCATGTATCTATGGGATACTCCACGCCATACATAGAGTGCAGGCTTTCCTCGGAATATCCGAACACAAGAGTTCCCTCCGCTATACTGGACAGGTCAATCAGCCTGCTTCCGGCAGCCACACCGAACAACTCCGGAGAATCATTCGGCCTTTTCCTTGAGAATGTCCTCAATGCCTCATTGATAGCCGAAGTTACCTCCGTAGTAGAGAAGATAACATTTGAGCTATCCTGTAATATTGCCGCTACTTCCGTTGCGAATGTCATGGCCTACTCCTTACTTGTGTCTGCGCATGTGCAGTTTCATCCCCTGTTTCGTTCCAAACTCCCTGCCACACTTCTTACATATAAATGAAGGGGCTACATCTGCTGGCTGAACTGGCGCTGCCACCTGCTGCCCTACCATCAAGGACTTCCTGAAATCCCTCTCTTCCTGCTTCTCCGCCTCGATGCGTTCCTGCTCTATTGTTTCCCACTCTACAGGATGTCTTTTTTTCATGTGCTGAGTGACATTGAACTTGTTGCGGAGATTGGCTTTCCTGCATACTGGCAATCCCAACTCATTATAATACTCACGCATTGGAGAATCAGCATGAAGCAGGCATTTCGTTGTCCCCATCTTCGGGGCAAATGGCGGTTGCTTCGTGGTAAACCTCCGTGTGCCATCAGGGTTTTTAATCTTGAGAAGCATAACAAGATTGTTCCTGTTGGCAACGCTTCTCTCCCCTGTCTTTGTCTCGTATATGTATACCCACCCTGCGCTAATCATAGTAGACATCAGCATAGGTGCTGGCTGGTTCTCGTCCCCACGATGGATTACCCTGCTCTCATCCCCACCTGGCTCCGGCGCTTCCGTAGCCTGCTGTAGCATCTCTTCTATTAATACATCGTTCTCTTCAGTTAATGTCTCTGTCTGTGTGTCCCCCATAATAACCTCCTTAGTTATTAGTGCCCGTTTACACTTAATTTAATTTGAAATGTTCCTTGACATCGAACCATTGCTTGTTCCATCTCATGTCGTCTGCCTGTTCACGGAGAAATCCTGCTGTTTCCTCTTGATACACTGTCTTTCCTTCTATTACACCCCCTATTATTCTGAATTGAGAAGCCTTGAAATCCTCCGCAGGCCCTAAGTCCCTGATATGCTCATGCAGATGTCCGTTCCTGTATAGCCGGATAATCTGTAGTCTGCGCCATCTAGTGCCCTTCGGCTTAACAGGCATCACACGGTTGGTTTCAACCAGCTCCATGCACTTCTCGTCATCATGCACATAATCAGTACCTATTACTACTTCAGGTTCCATCAGCCCTCCTTTTTTAATGGGGGGATTAGAGGCTCCCCCCAAGCCTTTTGCGCCTTTATGTCGCTACCAAGCTAAATGCTTGCATTGCGTCAATCAATGCGTTTGGAGCAGCCTTCTGGTCGGTGGCGCTGGTATCGGTAGAGTCAGTAATAGCAGCCACCTGCGTAGCAGGTGTGCCACCAAGAAAACTTATAGCAGCAGAACCACTTGAGTTCTTGGCACTCATTACCTCAACCCCACCTGCCCAAAACACCATGTCGCCAGTAGACTTCTCCTTCAACCATCCGTTCTTTAATCCCATACATACCTCCTTATGCTAACATCGTGGATTCAACTTCAGCCCACACAAAGGTCGGCCTCCATTTGGAATCCGTTGTGCCTGTAGCGGTGTAGAAGTTCAGGGAAGTACCCTTATGCAGCACTATCGGGATGTTTGGATACAGTGGTATGGTTACTGCTGTCTGGTTGTTGTTCACACCTTCGATGTAAGTACCAGTACCTACCGCCTCCACCGATATGATGTTATCCGGCAGAGCAGTAGCCTGCCACAACACCACATTCTGAGCGCTGGTCACAGCACCAGAGGTAACGGTGTAGAGGAACTTAGCCTCACTTTCCCTTCCAGCCCCACCTAGAGCAGATAAGGCCACACCTGCCGTACCCGAGTTAGAAACAGGAGTATCAGTACCATTACTTACATAAGTAAGGTATCCATCAGGAGCAGCACCACCCTCTGTGGTAAGCTGTAACCGTACATACAGTGGGATAACAAGTAGCCCTGAAGTTGGGGCATGTAATACCCAAGTAGCTTTGGTATCATCAAGTGATGCCTCACCGTCAACATCGGTGGCCTCAATCCCCATGCCTCCGATGTAGACCCTTCCGGCCAAGGCAAGCCTGTAAACCCAGGGAAGCGTTATGACTTCACCAAACTTGGAGGTACTTGCTTCTACATTGACACCATCAGCACCAGCTACGCCCATAGACGCACGGACTTTAAACTCATTAGACATTCCATACCTCCTTATACAGTCCAGTCCACATAGCCGACAGCCTTCATGTAATCAACTTCAAGTACGCTGGCAGCCGCAGACCTGTTTTCGATACCAAGACACATCCACCCGACATCTGCCGGAGTAACCACTGAGTTGACAGCCTTGATTAACCTGCCATTGAGATAGACTTCACCGTTTCCGTCAGTGCTGACGTACACACGGACTACATCATACTCATCATTGACAGCCGCTTCATTAGCTCTTGTGCCATTGGCATCCGCAGAGCTATTAACTGCCCCTCCGTCACCGAACACAGCCCTCCAGTCATCGGTTGTACCATCAGAGTCAAACTGCAATCCTATGATTCCACCAGAACCATTGTAGGTCATGGTGGCAGTAGCGAACTCTGCTGGCATTACAGGAGTGGTCGCATCCAGTGTTTCAGACCATCCACAATAAACTGCCCCTGTGGTAATGTCAGCCATCTTGAACCTTGCCTCAAGGTAAACGCCCCCATCGGCAGGCTTAAACGGGCCAATCATCAGGAAACAGTTATCGTTGTCTGCTGTATCAGTTGTGATAGCCAACACACCACCTGGCTCATCCGTAGTGGCAGCGAAGCTACCCTCATTAACTGATACATAATTTACGCCATTACTGCCACATGGCAGCATGGTCGTACCCATCGTTGCAGTTTCAAATCCCATGAAGTGATCTTCAACTACAATCTTCCCACATTCTCCAATATTAGTAGGCATTCTTTATTCTCCTTTCTATGCCTTCTATTTGTTGTTCAAGTTCCCTAATTCTTTTTTGGTAAGGTTCAACAATGAGCCTCGGATTATGGTGATTTTTTGGCATTGCCTGAAGGTTAATGATTCTATTATCATCTTTAATCCCATTGAGGTGATGTACAATCCATCTCTCAGGCAACGGACCGTTTGCTTCTTCCCATACAAGTATATGCTCTGCCCTATATGGATGGTTTCTCCCACGCTTTTCTTCTGTCCTAACATAGACATACCCACTATAGCGTGATTTACCACCTTTCCAATTTGGGTTTTTCTCCCTACGAAAGTAACCAGTGCGAGCCTTGTTATCACATTCTCTACATCTAGTAGACCTTCGCATAATCTTTTTCCCACAATCAACGCATTCTCCTGTATGCCTTTCCTCGTATCTTTGAAACCTATCTTTACCTTTAAGTTCCTTACACAGAGGACACCACTTAGCATCAGACCTTTTTGCCTCAAAGTACTTACCACAACATTGACACAATACCGTTGCCATACTATACCTCCTTTGTTTTCAGTATAGTTTGTTGGTTTATTTGTGTCAATAACCCTAGATACCATCGTATTTATCCTACCAAACCTACGAAGTAGGGGCTGTTGCGTCAGATTTTATTTCCATCACCCACGAAGTGCCAGCGCGCATCCCATAGGCATACTCATCGTAGTGGAATACATCAGTTGCTCCACCACCGACATGCTCCTGCCGTACCATAACCAGCCTTGGAGCCATGCCCTGTACCAGAATTATGCCCATCTGTGCAAACACCCCACCGATGGCATCATCAGCACTGTCAATGGTAATGTTGCCATCCTCGTAAACTTCAACTCCGGCAATCGGGAGTTGGAAGCCTGTAGTGAACACACGCGCTGTCGGCCCCTCATTCAGCACATAAGTGCCGACACCAGCTACCAATTCATCGAATAAATCCTTGCTTACTGTTACTTGTTGACTGTAAAGTTTATCTCTGTTATAATGTTTACAGAAGGAGGATGTATGCAATCTTTTAATGATATTAATGGTAATCCTATTGACCCAATTTGGGTAGCTGAATTCTGTGGATTCTTTATGGGAGAAGGCACTATAGGCATCTATTGTTCTACAAGAAGCTATAGAGGTTCTAGGAATAGATATTATTTTCATGCTAGTGCTTCTATTACACAAAGAGACGATTGCGGTGATGTGCTTAAAGAATTCTATGATAAGTTTGGAGGATGCCTTACATCTGCTGGAAGTGAAAATTTCACCAATCCACTTGCTTATAATTACAATCGCAAACCTCAAATTACTTGGAGAGTTGGCAATCGTAATACTGTAAAACTTATCGTTGATATTCTTCGCACTTCTAAAATTAATCACAGCAAATCCAATATCCTTGATGTCATGGATGAATTCCTTGCTTTGCCTAGAATAAGAGGTAAGCACATTTCTGATGATGAATTCAACATTATGAATGAATTGTACGAAAAATCTAAAAGATTGCATCTTTATAACAAAACTTAACAGCGGGCTAGTCATTTCTGCATAGCCTCTATTGGTTCGTTTCCCAATAGTTCGGACTATATCTTTACCCTTCTGCCAAAAGACAGGATGGGGTATGGAGTGCATAGTCTCTACACCTTCCTTATATAAGGCTCGGCTCGGTATTGGCATCACAGCGTTCACCGAATTCTCTCCATTCCAAACACTCAATTCCTTGAGGTACAGACCAAGTTTTCACCAATCTGGAAGCCGTGCAGTACACATCTGTAAGGGGGTGGGCCGGGTTCAGTCGTGTTGCTGGAGATGTTATACTTCGCAGCAGCGATATAGCCACTGTTGAGAGTACCACCAGCACCGGGGCTTGCCGTTGTAGCACCACTGTCAAGTTCAGTCAGCCCATCCTTATCCTTCTTGCGTTGGATAGCGTTCTGAGCCAACTGCCCTATCTGTGAATACACATTGGCGGAAATCCTTGCCGCAACCCTGTCGGGTATCCTCGTCTGGATACCGACTTGCGTAGGCGTGATGGTGAGCAATGTGTCCGCAATCTGCTGTGGGTTGTTCAGTTCCGTAGTTTCAGCGATACCCTGAGCCTCCAACTGGGATAGCGAAATCTCGTTCCAGTCAAGCCCTGCACCTGTCCCCAACGTAACATTGTCCACAAGTTGAGACATGACACCATCAAACTCCCTGACTATTCTTGCTGACGCTATCATCTTAGGAAGGCTGTCAGTAAGAGAGCCAGTAACAGTCATACCTGTGGTCATCCTTCTTCCTCCTTATTTAACTAGCCCTAGCTTCTTAGCTCTGGCCATGTTCTGCTTGTCCAGTTTGAGCGTACCGTTCCCGATAAGCTCAATGAACTTCGCATCACTGTAACCTCCCCCACTTGTCACACCAGTGTCCGGCTTGCCTCTCTCGGTCTGCTCATTCACAGTACCAAATTGTTTACAGAAGGATTCCATCTGCTCCCTGCTCCCGTCTGTCCATTTGATAAGGTCCTCACGATTAGCCGTGAACTTCCCCTCCGCTAGAAAGGCATCCACATCCCTCGCCTTTATATAGGGTTTCAATTCCTCCCTCGCCTTATCCACTTCCGCCTGTTGGGCCTGCAAATTCTTTTCCCTCTGTGTCAGGGTGGCTTCGCCTTCTCTCCTTGATTTGTCTTGCTGGTACTTCTGCCAGAATCCAGGCTCGGTTTTCTCCCGTTCTCTTGCTTCCTCTTCAGCCCTTCTCTCTGCTTCTGCGGTACTCTTGGCTACACTAGCCTCCAATTCCGAGATGCGGTCAAGAGCCTTGGCTAAATTGGCCTCAGATTCCGAGAGTTTCTTTGCCCTCCCCTTGGATGCTTCGGCATCCTTTCGCAACTTCTCAAGTTCAAGGTTGGCATCAGTCGTGGGTTCTTGCGCCTCAGTATTCACTTCGCCACTGTCGGTACTTGCCGTGCTTTCGCTAACAATGGTTGCGCTTTCGTCAGGCATTTACTGTCTCCTTTCTTAATTCCTTTCTTATTTCAGTGGGCGATATGCCCAGTCTGAGCATTTGATATATGTAAGTGGCGTACATCGGGTAGGCATCGAACAGCGCAGGGTAATGCTTCCTGTACCATTCAAGCGTCTTGTAGTCGGCATCGGATGGCTGTAGCTTCCCTGTCTCTGCCTCGTACTCAGTCTTTTGTTCGCCACTCGGCCACTTCTCATTAGAATATACAGGCTCTATCCTTCTCGGGGTCGAGCCAGTCTGCTGCATGATTCCCTCGGTAGGGGCAACAGTCCCACCTGCCTCTGTAGTGCCTGCTGTACCCCTCTCAAACTCGTATCCGGCAGGAGTATACCACTCACCTGGTAGAAGGCCACCATACGCATAACCAGCGCTAGTTGCAAGGCTGGCAGCAGAAGCTCCTACACTTCCTTTGCCACCACTACTACCACCACCGACAGGAGTTAAATCATCCCACTCCATAATATCCTGCACGGCAAGGAAGAAATCATAATGGTTCCACAGCCATGACTTCCTTGCATTTCCTGTAAGCCCTGCCAGTTTGTATTCGACAAAGGTATCTACCCATTCTTCAGGGATGGCATTCTCGTAAGCCTCTCGATACCTCCTATCTCTAGCGTAGGTCGGGTTCTCAATGAGATATGCTTCTCTCTCCGACTTGCTCTTCAGGTCATCATAGACAGCATCCTCATTCGCATAAGTTACATCAATCTCCAGTTTTGCGATATACGCTTCCTTCGATGTGTACTTGCTATAATCTATCGGCTTCCACCTTTGTGTTTCCTTTGGAAGTTCATTCTTCATAAACTCGTTTAGTTCGGAATGGGTAAGCCTGAAATACCTAGCCTCTGCACTAACGCCACCAAACTCGGTTACAATATTTTGATACTCTATATGCGTGTTTCTCATATCCTTCGGTATGCCCATCGTGTATGTATTATCAAGGAACTTCGCCTGTTGAAAATCAAAGTTATCAGGATTTGCCCAGAAAGCATCCCTCTCGTCTTTTGTCACAAGCGCATCATACTCATCAATCTTGTCAGCCCAATCTACCTGATACTGATAATGCGCCTGTAAAGTCTCATCATCCATGATTCCTTCAGAATCAAGCACCGGTTTCCAGTCAACAAACGATGTTTCACCAACACCCCACTTCTCAAAGACATCATGTTTCATCTTATAAAGATTGGCCTCTGCACTTCCGGCACTATGTTCATTGACAATCTCTTTGTATTCCATCCACTGAGACATGAGGGTTTCTATTGGGTTATCGCCTAATGTTGCAAGTTCCGCTTCACTCAATCCTGAAATGAAAGCCTCTGTATCTTTAATATCTCGATACCATTCTCTCTCATAGGTGGCTATTCGGTAGGCATCTGCGTTTTCATAGCCTGTTACTTTCCCTGCCCAAAACTTTTCTCTCTCGCTGTCAAGTTGGAGAGAATCATAATATTCATCATAGGCCGCCCAATCAATATTTATCTTCAGAACATTGACATTATCATCAGGCTTTTTCAAACCTGCCGAGTTCCAGTTCCCAGGCTGCGAAGCCCACTCAAAGAAATCATCATGGGTAAGCAGAAAATATTTGGCCTCCGAACTACTTGCAGTAAACTCGTCAACTGTCCTGATATACTCAAAGTAATCTGGAGCTATAGCACTCGGAACCATCTTCTGTACCCAATCCTCAGATAGCCCAAGTTCATCCACCATCGTTTTTAACTTGTTATAAGCATCTTCTGTTAGTAGTTTAGATGTCTGCCCCCACAGGAACAGCATGGCATTTTCTGTAGGATGGCTCGTCAGCCATTCCTGCCTCGGGTTTACTTCCAGCTCAGGATGGTCTATAAGAAATTGCTCCTGTTCCTCTACTGCATCAAGAGCGTTGTAATCCCTGATTAATATGTATTGGTCTAGTGTAATCCTGCCATCATCATAGTAATCCTCGTAGGTATCGCCTACCCTTGGGTCTGTATTCACCTTATAGAGTTCTGTGTTGATATATTTATCATGTTCTTCCTTAATCTTCTTTGTATCAATTATGGACTTAACTATATCATTTGGCTTGTAAATTTCCTCATCGGCATATCTGGCTATCTTGCCCCACAGCCATGCCATATCCTTAATCTCACCCTCATTACCATCAGGGTCAAGGTTGCCGAGTTCCTTAATCATCCGATTGAAATAGGTATCATCAATGTTAATAGCGTTTACACCAAGCATTTGAGATATTAAGTCCTCAAGTATCTTGTATTCCTTGCCTAGCCTTATGTCCTCAAGTACCTGCCCCATAGCCAAAGGCAATGTCCCCTCAATCTCATAGTATAATAACCTTCCAAGATTTTCAGGCCATCCACCTTTAACTATTTTGTATCCCCAATAATCTGCGTTTCTAATTAAGTCAAATTGCGTTCTTATTGCAGGATTCATTCTATTCATAATCCAGTTATACATACCACCAAAAGGCACAGGGAATGAACTGTAATCTTTGTCAGATACTTTAATTTTTTGAGGGAACATCATGCGGAATAAACCACGATAAGGCCCACCAAGCGGAATACGGAAGTCACCCACCATGAGACAAAGGAACTTACCATTTCTAGGATTGGGATTGATGGCATCAAAGGCTGCTTCCCATGGGTCCTCGTCATCTCCTGCATTTATGGCAGCAGAGGTTGCACAAGCAAACATCGCAAATGCTGCCCCTGTCATCATAACCTGCATTGACAACTTTTCTTTCGCAGTTAGTTGTTGACCTGTGAACATCTTAGCAAAACCTTGTGTAGTCTCATACATTAATTTCGCTGGTTCCATCATAAAGGAATACGATGTTGGTAAAGTCCTCAGAAGTTTTGCTCTTGCTGGTGATTGTCCCTCAAGAACTCTATTTGCCATAGGGAATACTTGGCTAGTAATTGCATGGGCAGTTATCTCAGCATCCATCCTTGGCAATCCTGCGTTCATCAGTTGATTAGTTTTAGCTATCCACATATTGTACTTATGCATACGAAGCCAACCAAACATACTGTCAACAAATTTGTCATAGATATGAATTTTCTTCAGCCACTCAGCACGATATTCCTCAACTGTATTACCGATTGTCATACCTTCAAGCGCTGCAAATCTTGAAATTCTTTCCTGATCTTCCATTGCTCTTTGAGTTATATAATCCTTAGAAAACGGATAGAGTGGATTTTTATTATTCATTATCCCTTTTACTTCAAGAGCAGTAACTTTTATGGTATTAATTGGGTCGAACAATAATCCTAGTACACCTTGAATTGATATTGGCGAACCATCAGGCCCAAAAGCAATACGCCTTAACTGGTCAAAGAAATTAACAAGCGAGTTGCTTCTTGAATTTCTGCTACTCTCTATTACTGGGATCAAATCTTGCTTATAATATTTATTAGTGAAAGATATATTTTCCATACTAACATGATAATATGGTTTTAAGTTTGCAGTTTTCCATGATTTCTGTAACTTAGCCAAATCAGTTTTAACACTATCTATCTCGCTCTCCACAGCTTTTATATCCTTACCTTTATTCTTCCCACGAGATATTATTGGGTTAAGTGTTTCCTGTAAATCAGTTAAGTCCTGATCTTCATAATCAGATTCAAGGAAAGTATCAATAGCCTCTGATTGTTTATCTTGCAATCTTGACAGTGTTCCTTTTAATGACTGTAGCTTTTTACGAAGCCCCATCATATTCTCATAAAGTTGTGGGTGCATCTCTTCCATTACTTCAAGTTTTGTTTTCCCATTTAGAACATCCCTTGCTACATTCTTAGCAGCATAACGAGCCTTAAATGCATCCATCTGATCAATCAATATAGCTATATCCATTTGCGGGGTATATGGTTGGCCTAACTTCTGAGAGTGTAATGTCCTATCTTTTGAAGTTTCATAATATCTAGTCTTACCTCTACCAGTTACTCCTGCCGTATATTCACTTCCCATCTTTTCAATTACATCTTCGCCTTTATCTACATTGGGGAGAAAGGCCCCATTTGGTTTTGAATCAAACCTACCAATTCTATCCTTTTTATCTTTTATAAAATTCCTATTAACATAATCAAGCCAATAATCGTAATGAGGATTAAGCATATTAATTACTTCTTGTTGCTTTGGCGAAATTACGTATCTATCTGGATTTTGGATTACATCCAGTAAATATCCTCTCTCTTGATATTCTTCGTGTGGGCCGATATATCTATTATCTGCTTGTTCTTTGCCATGTACCACATTTTTACCGAAAGCATCATATAACTTGGCTTTAATCTTTTCTCTACCAACATGTGATAGGGAATCAATATAAGCCTGTACCTGAGATTCTACATTCATAGATAAATGCACTACTCTTGTTTCAGGAGTATTCATTGATAACTTTGGTTTCATAAATGCAAGCGCCTGTTTTAACCCAGGTAGTTTTGTTGATACTTTAGTCAAATCATTTGAAGGATTTAGTTCTATATTCTTATTTGAATATTCAATAAGATTATCTCTATTCCAGCCTTTAGTTGGTTCTGCCTCATAGGAAGGTTTCGTAATCTTTGGTGGCTCTATTATATCAACCCCTTTGTCATCCTCAGTCTTGACCTTCTTGATGGTATTCTTCTTCGGCTTGGTGACTTCAGGCTTCTTCCTTTTGCTCGAAGTTTCCTTTATCTCCTGCTCGGTCTTTGCCTTCGCCTGCGACTTCTTGACGTTCTCGATAACCTCTGCTTTAGCAACAGGCGCTTCCTCCAACTGCCTCTCCACAGTAGCCTGCTGTGCCTGCTGTGCCTCCGTAGGCGTTACACCCTCCATCGCCTCCTTCACCTGTGCAAACTGCTCGTTGGTGTAGTTCATCCACTTGCCACCTTTTATCTGAATGGCAGTGGTCTTGAGCGAGTTCTCCCTCAGTTCGGCAGGTGTCTCGGTAAGATTGGCAACATAGTCTATGACCTCTGGTTCAAACTGTGGGTTGGCTTGCTTGAAGGCATCAAGGGTTTGTGGTTCGATTGTTGGCATTTGTTCCTTTTCAGCCTGAAGCATCTCAAGCCTTGTCGGCCTTTTACCAAAGGCTATATCCTGATACTGCTTTTGTAGGTTTGAAATCTCTACAGATAGTTCTGCCTCTCTATCACCCAATGTCTTATAATCCTCATCTGATGTTTTCCTATCAAACCTTTTTTCTCTAACTTCTCGTTTTTCCTCTTCTAACTTTGCTATCTCTTCCCTGATTGGGCGAAGTTGTATCTCGATAGGCTCTCTCATAAACCTATCTCGCTCAATCGCTGATTCGACTTCTGCTCTACGTTCAGCAGACCAAGGAGTTCCACGCAGTTGCAGGTTCTTTGTTACTAATGCAATATCTCCTGTATTAAGGAAGTTCACTGCATCTTGAATTGTTTGGAAGGGCAAAAACCCCTCCTTTATCCTATGCAATCCTTTATAATCTATCTTTGCTATTGTGTCAGTCATAAAAGACCTAAGTGCCTCTTCCTGCTCCTGCGTCTTGGAAACTGTATTTATCCATTTCTGGTAAGCATCAAACTTATCATTTATCTTTTGATTGGCAGATATAGAAATCCAGTATTCTCCTTCAGCAATACCTTGTACTGCCTCAACATCAAGCCCTATATCTTCCCCTTCAGTCTTTATTCTATTTAGTATTATCGTTTCTCTTTCAGTCGGAAGTTTCTTCAAGGTCACAGCAGGCTTGCCAATCGCCCCCAACTCCCCTGTTTCCACAACCTGCTTCAGCCCGACAAGTATCTTGGTAGGCAGGCCAATCTTGTCTGCCCTTCTCTGAAGCGTAGCCTGAATAGCCTCTCGTTGCCCCTGATTGACCGTCTGAGACATCAACCCAAGTTGCTCTATCATTGCAACCTCGATAGCCTTGTCTATGATTGCCTGCACTTCAGGGTCATCGGTAAGTTGGCTGAGTACATCGTTGACCGCAGAATCATAGTCCTGTCCTTCCCTGACCTTCGATGCAATATCCTTCTGTGCCTGCGTTAGCGCATCGCCTTTGAGATTCTTGAGAACATTGTTCTGGACAAGGGGGATTATATTCGCACCTGTCTGGTAGATACCGCCCATCGCCATGCCGAGATAGACAACTGTCCTTACTTCCTCATCCGAAAGGTTCTTCTTTATCTGCCATGCCTTTATGTCCTGCCCCATCGCCTGACGCTGCCATATCTCTTGGAAGTATTCTTCGCCACCTTCAGTACCAGCAGTTAAGACAAAACCTAATCCACGCCCAACAGTTTTCTGCACCACTCCCTTCGCCACTAGGCTTTCCAGTTCCTTGCCGTATCTGGTTAATGGCATGAGCATCGCCATAAACTCAGGAATATTTGTAGCAGTTAATTGCATATTATGTGCAAGGACATCCCAAGCCCTATTGCTGGCATCCTGCTCATCGAAGCCAGCGTCTATCGCCTGCTGGTAAGTTCCAGCAGCCTCGAACAATCCCTCGAAGGCTGTATTTGCCACAGCGTACCCAGTTGCCTGCATGACATATCCAGTGAATGATGATAGCCTGGCACTGGTTCCCAATACCCCGAGTGCCTTTGTGGCAGTAGTACCCAAAGCAGCCAGTGGTGCTTGGAGGACTGTACCGAAACCTAAAGTGCCAGCCATAAGAAGTGCCTGTGTTGGAACCTGCTCAAGCAACTGCCAGCCTATGCCTTCTCCCACTCCCATGCCAGCCTGTATCCCCTGATCGGTTATCCACTTATTATAAAAGTCTACGTTCTCCTGCCCGAACTTCTGAATCGGCTCAATACCTGCCATAGTGCCAGCCCATGACAACCCTGAGTTTACAAGGCTGGCTGTCGCTGCCGTACCGCGCTGAAGTACATCCCATGCAGTACCCCAAAATCCCTCATCATATTCTCCGTAGAAGGCTGTCCTCAGTTCTTTGTCTGAATACTGAGGAAGGAGAAGCCGGGTTAAATCAATGGCATCTGCCTTGTTTGGGTCACGAGAGACTATATCCAAAAATTGTTCTGGATTATCTTGCGCTATCTGTATCACTACTCCTGGGTCAGCTATTTTTGGAAACAGGTTTCTTACTTCCTGCTCCACGAAATTGACAGCATCCTTCCAGTTAAAGGCATCCTTGACATCCTGATCTGTAAGCTCAGGTGCAGCAGTTTGAAGTACAAATTTAGTCTCGGTAGAGTACCCCTTGTCTGTGTACCAGTCAAGGAATCCTTGTGTATCAGAGACTAAGGCAGCCCTAATATCAGCGATAGCAGCATCGGCAGGTTTGTTCGCTATCTCCGGCACATCCCAAAACACATAATCTATGGAAGCCTCAAGCACTTGCTCTGGATTGGTATATTTCTGCACCATTCCTTCAATACCAGTAACTTCGCTTATAGGGGCAGATGGCCTCTGCTCTGGCCTATTTATATATCCAGTAACCCCACCTATACCGGAATAAGGTAGTTGTTGTGTTTGCCCTGCCAATAAATCCTCAAAGGTATATTGCTGTTGTGCCTCCTGAATTGCTGCATAATATTGTTTGACATCCTCTGAAGTTAAACCAATCTCAAGGAGCAATGCCTCCCTTTCCTTTGCAGTGATACCACCCTCTGAAGCAATCTGCTCTATCCTTGCAAACGATTCAATCTTTTCTGTAGAAATCGGCAAGTTATATCTCTGCTGATTGATATAAGTGTCCAGAGCCTCCCAGTTCCCGAGACTTTCCCCGTACTCAGTTCCTTCAGGGTCTACCAAATGAAGCCCAGTAGGTGTAGCAACATACTGCCAATCAACAGGATTCGGTAACTGGTTGAGAGCAGTGTTCAGTTCGGTATCACCGAGAGCAGTAATGTCCTCATAGGTCATAACCTGCGTAGTTTCAGGAGCAACCTGAGTAGACGTTCTTATATCAGGGACATCCTGATACCTCTCTGCCCATATTGCATCACGATATGCTTCCATTGAGGAATGATACTGCTCTTCAGTCCTAGCTAAATCAGCTTGCCAATCAGCCAAACTATCGTACTTGTCTCTGTCCCATACTGGAGGGACAAATGTTGGTTTAGTTACCATCTACTTCTTACTCTCTCCCATATAGCGCGCTCTTACTGACGCCTGAGCCTTTTCCTTAGTCTCGGATGAACCCACAACTTCGCCAGTATCCTTCTTGATTATCTTCCAGGGCTTCTCCCCATTGCCCCTCTTCACAACTGCGTATGGCATTACCTTCTCCTGTCCCGAAACTGAAGGTTCTTCAGCCCATTCCCCTGATTCCTCGCAGCGAAGTTCTGTACCGCCTGCCTCAATGAAGTCGGCTGATTCATGCCAACACCCTGATTCAGCCTCTTCGCCCTTGCCATGCTTAACCCCTGCATTATGCGCTGGTCGGCAGTTTCCTTTGTGTACTTCATCCTACCATGACCTCCTGATTCTTAGGTGGCTCTGCGTATCTTATCGCTCCCGATTGCTTCACTTGCTCTCTCTGTGCGATGAAGGCGCTCGGTTGCCTCTGTTCCTGTGGTTGAATAGGTTTCGCTCCTGCCACTTCGCCGGACATCAACTGCTCGAAGGATATGTCGAGTTTATCAAGGATAATCTCTACTGCTGTCTCGTCATCCCTATTAAGGTATCCGTGAACGGCCTCCCTCATCTCCAGTTCGGGTATCATCATCCTCGTCTTTTCCATGAATATCTTTGCCACTTCTCCGTCAGGGTCATCTATCTGCAAGTCATCCCTCAGAATGGTGTCAAGGGAAACCCCGAGTTCCTTCTTGGCAGCCGCCAGATGGAGTTGAGCCAAGTCCTTTTCAGGCAGGTTCGGCAGGTTCCTCACATTGAGGGTGTAGTTGCCATCGAGTTTGCATTTGGCCATATCGTAAGTATAAAGACTTCCTGCCAAGTCGTATGGGATGCCGCCTTCCCTGTACTGCTTTATCAGCATCCAGTAAGTATTCTTGTTGAGATTGGACATGGCCATCATTCTCGGCACATAGATAATATCACCAGCCCCCTTAATCATCAGCATGGCAGAGCCGGAAAGCTCAAACGGAGTTTGCCCGTAATCAAGGAACGGGAGCGTTGCCCTCTGAACACTGACCTCGTACTGCGATAGAAGATACTGGGTTGCAGCCTTGATGTCACCGACAGGGATGAGTTTGTAACCGCCACCGCGCTTGACCACAGTCACCTTGCCAGGCTCTATAGGATATTTATTCTTCCTGACCTGCTCCCTCTCCCCTTCAGGATCATCACTCTCGTACTGGTAAGCCCCCTCAATAGAAAGCCTCGTATAAGTCATCAGGATGGTGAGAAGTTTGTTCAGGACAGGATACATATTCCTGACAGGCCCCATGACACTTTCCCCGATGGTCTGCTTGTACTTGCCGTTAGTTAAAATAAAACCACCGACAGGAACGATTTGCCCTACAAACGGAACGTAACCGAGTTTGTGGTTCCATGGAGTAAGTTTTTCAGCGTCAACCCAAACATATTGGTAGTCCTTATCCCAAAGAGTTTCTACTTTCCCCTCGTCACCGGAGATTTTCTTGCCATATACTTCCTCTATCTCGTCAGCATCCTTGTATTCCGTAGTGCAAACCCACCTGAATCCATCCTTGCCAGCAGAATACTTGACATATCGTGGGTCATACCACTGGATGTCAGGGATATACTTGCCGCCCTGCTCCATGACCAGCACCCTTCTGATTGCCCTGCCCCTGACTACGAGATGCCCTGCTGCCGCTTCCCTGTTCGGCAGAATCTCAGCCCTCTGCAACCTCTCTTCGGCCAGTTCCATATTCGCCCTGATAAACTTCTCTATAGGAGTAGCTTTGGAATCCGGCATTTTTACCTGGTCAACGCCTTCCTCAATAGTAATCTGCTCCTTGGCAAACTTGACCGTATCTATAACCCTGTCAGCGAAATATCTTGCGGCATTGAGAGTGACGTAATCCCTCGATTTTATAATCTTGCCCTCAGTGGTCGGCCACTGGTACGGCTCCATCAAATATAAATCCTCGTCTGTCTGCCATCTGGCATCTAAATCGCCCCAGTTAAACTTGTCTATCTTAGCCTTATATTCGTCTGGTCCCATACGCCACTCCTATCCTATCTGAAAACGAAACTCATTATGTTGCCTTTTCTGCCGATAGTGCCTGTGTTGGAGCAGGCGAACTCCCTGGCGGACATCAAATGACTCCACTGGTGCGTTGTCTTTTCAAGGAAACTCCCTGGCCTTTCCTTGTCCTCGATATACCTGTAGTTCCTCTGCTCCTTAATCCCATTGAGGCTGTCCTTTGTCCAGAAATGGTGATACTGGTTCACCCTCTGAATCCTGTACCCTTTCCTCATGCCAGCCTTGTCAACTTCCTGGACATTATAGCCAAGCCTTCTCAGTTCCTCCGCGCTCTTCGGCTCATTGGCATCGGCATATATTGGCTCACGGCCTATCTTGAGAAGCGTCATCTCCCTTGCTATGTCCTCATTTGTCAACCCTGTCTTGTAAAGCAGTTCCTTCGAGTACAGGTTCTCCCCAACCACCACGCATTTTACCAATGCCGTTGGGTCCGAAGAGAACCCGTAGTCAAGGCCATAAACACAGGGGCCTTCCGGCAATACATCAACCTGCTCAAACTTGGGATATACCAGCCCTTCTATCCTGCCCATCAAGCCCAAGGCATGAACCCTGTAGAAATTCGGGTCCTTGTCCCTGTAGGATTCGATGGTTTCCATGATGCTCTTGCTTATCACATCTGGAGCATCCTTGTAGGTCAGGCCGTTGTAATAGACATTCTCGGGGTCATCCCACATTTCCTCATCATGGAACCAGAACTCTCCATACGGGTTCCAGTCTGCCATGACGAACATGCTCGTTCTGAGGTCTGCCTCCCTGTAAACATACATGGAGATATTATTCAACTCATTGAAAAGAATAATATGCCTTCTCGGGCCGCTGAACCTTTCGGGGTGGTCCCCTGAAATAAACTCCAACTGGCATCCGTTAGGCCATGTGTAGCAATACTTGGATTCCGACCAGCACCTGTCGTTCCAGTTCTCCCCCATTATCTCCTTGAAATCCCTCATTGCCCCTGTCCTCAAGTGGGGGAACGATTCTGAAACTACGGTGATAATCAACGGGTCCTGTTTCCAGTTTGAGGCTATCAGGACACACAACTGAACTTCGCTGTATGTCTTTGAAGAACTCGTACCGCCCTCAAGGAACACGCGCCTCTTTGAAAGCACAC